CAATGAGAAATGAGAAGATTCTTATTGTTGGATCTCATGGTAAGACTCAGACATTTGATACTACTATCACAGCTGCTAACGAGACTCCTCTTAATAATAAGGCTGCTGACGCTAATATTCTTCTTACTCTTAATAAGAATTTCATTGCTGATGTAGCAATGGCAAGAATGATTGCTACTAATCCATCTTATCAACCTCCTACAGGTTATACACAGGATGACTGTAAGGATGATCTTAAGGATATCGTAGATGTATTAGCACATAATGTCAAGCATGGTGGTAATGATCGTGTATGGGATACTGCTAACCTTTATGTTGGTGGTGCTGTTCAAGGTGGATCTATTTCTGAAACTGTAGAAGCAATAAATCATCTTCGTGATATTGCTATACAGGTAGTTCAAAATGCTGCTGTTACAGTTGTTTCTGGTCAGACATCATTAAATCAAGTTAATTACCCTGCTACGGGAACAGGTACGGGAGTAGATGGTGCTAATCCTAAGTGTGCTACTGAAAGTGCTGCTATAACATCATTAGCATTGATATTGACGAATGCTATTAGTACACATTCATCACTTGCTAGTGTAACACGTACTCAGTCAACTTATAAGTGTACAACTGTAGAATCTGCAATTAGTACTCTTTCTACAATAGCACAGAATGCTATCACTAACCCTTCTAGTTTGAATGGTACTAAGGCATCTGTAAGTGCTGCTTCATATAATCCTAATACAGGTATTATGGAGTTGACCGTTGGTGCTCATAGTTATAAGATTGGTGAACCAGTTAGTATTCCTAATGAGTCTTTAGTCTTTACATGTCTAGAAGATTCTGGTAATACAGAACATGCATATCCAAGGGTAACAGACCCAATGGGTAAGGGAGTATCTAATATTACTGATGTAACTGCAACAACAATTAGTTTACAAGTACTTTCTGCAATACCTTCTACTAATACAACTGTTCATACGTTTGTTCGTTCTAATGATGATATTACAGTAGGTGGAGTCAAGAGAACAGAGTCTGTTGGTAAGTGTCAGAATGTTAGATCCACAATTGACACTCTCTTTAAGATTGTTACTGATACAATCACTGTACCAGCATCATTGAATAGTATAACAAGAAATATTTCTAATGGTAAGTGTCAGAATGTTGCATCTACTATTAGTACATTATATGGCATACTAACAAATGCAATAACAACTCCATCTTCTTTAGATTTAGTAGATAGAACAACATCTCCAACAGGATTATCAACAGGTAATGCTGTTAATTCCACTGCATCAACAACAAATACTTACCTATACTTTACATTAACTGCTGGACGTTATACATCCACATATACTCCAACAACTGATGATACTATCACTCAAGATAGTTCATATCCTCAGTGTGTTTCAGTTGCTGATACTGTACGTCAGTACTTTGCTAACATCACAACAATTATTCAGACTGGTTTGAATACAGTAACTAGGGTACAACCATCTAGTGCTTCTTCTAACCTATCATCTAGAGCAACAATCTTTACACTTAAGGATTGGACTCCAGGTGGAACAAGTGGATCTAATCCTCATCAGTTAGAGACTGGTACTCCTGTAAGACTTGTTCCAAGACCACGTTGGAATACATCAACTAATCAGTATGTTGAAGTTGATAAGCGTAGTGTAAGACTACCTAACGGATTTGATACTAATACTAAGTATTATGTAATTGCTCCAGGTAGAACTACACAACCAGAGAACTATGCTAATACAACAGCATTTAATGCAACTGATCAGAAGAAGTTGATGCTTGCAAGCAGCAAAGAGAATGCTGCTGCTGGTATCTACATCCACTCTGCTGAGGTAGATGCTATTGATCCAGATGTTGAAATTGATATCTATCAGTTTGTTCTTGATGATAAGTACGATTTACATCAGTATTCTTGTACTCTTGCTTCTGCTCCTACTGGAGGTATTCAGTCAGACGTACCACATATATTTGATATTCAAACTTCAAATGTTGAAGCTCAAAAGGTATTCTTGAGAGCAAATATTGGTGGTAGTTTACCAACGGTAAGTACTAACCAACAAACAGATACAGATATTACTGATCAAGTTACTGGTAAAATTCTTGATAATAAGTTCTTCTATGTAAGATATCAGAATGCTAAGGTCTTTACAGTTCATAAGACACATGCTGATGCTATTTCTAATAATAGTCCAATAGCATTCCAGCCTGGTTCATATGACTTCTCTGTATTTGCAGATAAGCGTCAGTCACCTATGAAGTATAACCCTGCACATCCAAATGCAGGTACTAATCCTGTTGTTTATGGTAAGTGGTATTTACAGGTTAAGAATGAGTCTGAGTCTGGAACTTCTAATTATGATGCTCAGAGTATTCTTTCTAGGTTCCATGATGCTGCTTATAGTGATGCATCTGGTAATAATAAGACTAATGACTCTTGGTTTGAAAGACTTAAGGATGATAGAAGTGCTGATGAGCGTATCTATCGTCTAAGATATGTTATACCTAAGTATCTCAAGTCTGTTCGTGATCCTCTAAATGGATTCTCCATTAAGATGAGGAAGGATGAGACAAGGAAACTTCTTCCACAGAGACTTAAGTTGAAGCCTGTTGCTGGTAGTGTAACACAAGCGAAGTTTTATAACACTTCTGATAGTGGACAAGCAACTGAGATTATTGGTTACACTGATACAGAGTTTGCTAATACTGCACTCAATCTTGAGGAGTCTAAGCAATATGATCCTTATAAGAAGGATACAACTGGTAATAAGCAGTACGCTAAGAATATTACGACAAAAAATACTTACGTTGACATGACTATTGAGTCAGCGAAGTTCTATACTGAAAATAGTAATACTTATACAGAGATAACTGTTGTTAACCCACGTGTTGAGAATGTTGGACTTAAGAATGAGATATTCACAACAGTTAAGGTTACTGCTCCTCAAGGTGGTAATTTCGTAGTTAATGCTACTACAAATACTACTACAAATGCTGTTGCATGGACTGGTAATTCAACTGGTTCTGGTTATCTTCATGCTGCTATTCAGATTCCTGGTACAACTACATGGCACTTAATTATTAAGAATGTTAGTGGTGACATTAAGTATTCTTCTACAGATAATATTAGGTTTACTCAGGGTGCTGTATTTGCTGACTTGATGGATTATCCTGACTATGGTAAATCCTTAGTTCTAAAAGACCTAATTTCAGAAAAATTACCGCAGTATTATTATCGTCAAAATGGTGCGAAGGTTTATACCCTTACACCAGGTGATGTTATTACTGACGATGCTGGTATAGATTTCTATATTGAATCTGTGGAAGATAGTGGTGAACTTGACGATACATTCTATATCTTTAATGTTGAAGAGATTCAAAGACGTATCTTTGATCAGCAAGATGGTATATTCTATATTACCGCTTTACGTGGTAATCATTCACCATATCCAACAGGTGCTGGTAACCTTGGTAACTTCAGAAACTTTAAGTTCTCCCAGCCTGTAAGTAAGTTATATCCATTAAACTACAAGAATGATCCTCTCTGGTATCAGGTTCAACCTAATGGAACTAGAGATGCTAATATTGTAGATCCACCTGAAACTTATTCTGCTGCTGACAACTATGTTCATGGTTTAGTTACAGTTAATGACTTTAAGGGTTCAACTACTAAGGAATCTGTTCTTGATATGCTTGCTACAGAAGCATTAAAGCATAACACATATACTGATGTTGCTGGTCCTAAAGATAATAGAATAAGAGCAAAAGAAGGTAATGCATCTGCTGGTGCTGAGGATAGATTAATTCCTATCTCTGGTGATGGTATAACTGTATCTCAGAAGAAACTTTACGTTGAATTACGAAGGCCTTCTATTGCAAGAGCAGGTAACCACACGTTTGAATACCTTGGTTTTGGTCCAGGTAACTACTCAACTGGTTTCCCTGCACGTCAGGAAGTACTACTAACATCAACTCAAGACTTCTATGCACAGTCTAAGAAGCAAGATGGTGGTTTAGTATTCTACACTGGTCTTAACAGTAATGGTGACCTATACATTGGTAACCGTAAGATTGATGCTATCACTGGTGAGGAAGAGTTTCTAGAGAGGGCATCACTTCAGGATTCTGAGGATGAGGATGATACAATCGGTAACCTAGTTACTACGTTTGATACTCCTGTTACATTCAACGAGTATATCACAGTTAACGGTGGTGAGGACAATGATAAGACGAGTACATTTAACTCACCTGTAACTATTAATGTTCCTTCAACAGTTAGAGATACTACTCTTGGTCTTCCTACAGTTGGTGTTCTAACTTCATTGAAGGTTATCTCTAATGTATCTAATACTAAGGATGATATAACTCTTGATACCACAAATATGCAGAAGAATACTGCTACTCGTGGTAACATTATAATTGCTGGTAACAAAGTTTCTGCTGCTATATTTGAGTGGAACCAACGTGGTTCAGATGGTGGTGGACAAGGATATAAGATTCAGACACATTCTTCTGGAACAGGTAACTTAGCATCTAATATAACTCCTGATCAAGGTGCTACTTATAATGCAATTCAGGTTGTTAATTATAATTCTGCTGGTGGACCTAAGAGTGGTGACATGCTGCTCAAGGGTGCATATGTTGGATCTAGTGGTTCACTTGGTTGGATTTTATCTAATGATTATAAGAGTGCTACTGGTAACATACAGAGTCTAACATTTAATGGAACTACTACTGTTTTACTTCAATGGAAGTCTGGTATTACTAATGCTAATGCTATTACTAGTGGTATATTGGCTGGTATGGAAATTAGAATCACTAATTACAGTGATCCTAAACTTAATGGTACTTGGATTGTTAATACTGGATTAACTAATACTGGAAATTCATTAACCTTTACTATTAATGATATTGTTGCATCTGCTACTACACAGTGGTCTACTCAATCATCTAATACAACATTAGAGGTTGCTGGTTCTTCTTGGAAGGAATGGGGTGTACTTGGTTCTCAGACAATCAGAACAGATACACAAACTATTGGTGAGTACAAGTTAGGTGTTAACACTGTTGCTCGTGCTGCACATGCTGATTATGCAACTGCATTTGTATCTACTGCAACTAATCCTCTTGCCAACTTAGATGTTGTTGGTACTGCATGGATCAGTGGTAAGACTATTGCAAACTTCGCTGCTCATACAACATTAGCAGCAAGAACTCTAACACCTCAAGACCATGCATTCATGGTTGGTGGTGATAGTGCAACTGCTAATAATGCAGCAACATTTAGAGTTTCTACTACAAATAGTGGTAGGGTTGGTATTAATACAACCAAGGATGAAATGCAGAGTGCCTTGACAGTCAAGGGAACCTCTGAATTTACTGATAATGCTGTATTCCAGAAGGATGTCGCAATTAATGGTGGTGGTCCTGGTAGTTCTAATGCTGCTGATATAACAACTGCCATTACTGATGGTACAGTTAATCTGTTCATGACCACAGGATTTGTTGGTTTAACATCTGGTACATTCCCTTCTAATGGACTTAAGATTGGTGGATCCACAAGGAACATTGAGATTGGTAACATAGCAACTGCTTCACAGAATATCAAGATTGGTAATACTAGCAGCAGTAGTATTATTACTATAGGTGATACACCTGATGGAACTGCTGGTGCTGCAATTTCTAAGACAACAATTGGTGGTGCTTATAGCAGTAATGAATCTCTATCATTTGTACAGATTGATGCCAAGCAACTTAAGACTGCTGGTGATATGCAACTTGGTACTAGAAGAGGGTTGACAGATACAGTTAAGTTAGAATCTACTGCTGGAACTGTTGAATTCTTCTCTGGTAACAGTGCAACTTCTACACTTAAGTTTGGTGAGAATGCTTCTCTAGTAACAATTGCTGGACAAGGTGGTACTACTACAGTTAGAAATAATCTGATTGTTGATGGATATGTTAGAGGTAATTCTGATATTACTTTATGTGGTGGTTATGCTTCTTATTCATTCACTGCATATAGAGCACAGGTTGGATCTGTAATTGAACCTCATACTTCTGGAGTTCTTGGTAATAATCTATTCAATAAGAATGTAGATCTTATCAATGTTCTTCGTAGTACTGCTGCAACAGGTGAATTAAATAAAATTGATACTGCTGGTTCTGGTACATGGGGTGGAACAGGATTCCAAGCAACACCTGCTGGACAAGATCCTGCTATATTCCCAACATTAACTGGTGATAAGTACTACTTACCACTTAAGAGAACTCCTTATGATGCCAATGGATTCCAGTATTATTCAGAAAATGATATTTTATTGATTGATACTGCTGGTCTTGGAGGTGCTCAGGGGTATAATATACGTGCTACTTTAACTCTTGCAGATACTGCTAATCAATTAGCGAAGAGTACTTCTGTTGGTAATGCAAATTCATCATCTTTACATACTGGTACTGGTACTGGTAATTCTGGTGGATTTAATAATAGTGGTGTTGATTATCTTTGGTTCTCTGGTCAGGCAGATGGAACTAATAATGATGAGCGTTATGTTATTTTACCTAAGATAGATGCATCTAATAGTAGTGCAAATAATGGCGTTCCACTTGCAAGAATTGAGATTGATGCCTTTGTTGGTAATAATAACAATGGTGGTGAATATCCTGACGTTTTGGGAACTAATTCAACATCTGAAACTCTATGGGCTGAATATTCTGTTGATGCTGATCCTACATTAGGTTCTGCAACATGGACTTCAATTGGTGAGATTATTCCTATTCAAGGAGTAGGACAAAATGCATCTAATGTTCCAAATGGAATATCAACTTATGCTATAGATGTTCCAAGTGCTGCTCAAGTTTCTAGTGTAGCATTTAGGTTAAGACAACCAACCAATACTACAACTGGTTCTGGAAATACAGTTGCAAGTAAGGATGATTATGGTCTTGTCACACTTCGTTATAAAATTGCAGTTGGTGCTGGTGAATTTGTTAAGATAACACGTTTACCACAAATTAATAGCACACCATATTATGTTGAAGTTCAGAGACAACCATTCGGAACATTTACTTCATTCCATGATTTACATCCTGATACAACAAACATTTTCAAGTGTAATGTTCAGTATGATTCTACATGGTTAACTGCTAATGTTGATGGTACTGGAGATCAAGATGATATCTACTTAGCACAATTTGGTGGTACTTTAGATATTGGTGATTATGTAATATTATCACGTAGGGATTTAAGCAGTCCACTTGATAACATCTATGATGACGGTGAAATTCTACAACTTAAGAGTACATTATCACAAGAAGCTAAAAAATTCTCTGTTAAAAATGGTTGTGGAACTTCTGGTGAAATAACAGTATTTGAAATTAACTCTGTAACTGGAGATACTTTCATATTCGGTGATACTATTAATAATGGATCATTGACTCTTAAGGGTAGTTGCACAACACCATATGTTAACGCAACTACTAACAAGAAGTTAAGTATAACAAATGGTGCTGGTGTTAGTACCTTTGAAGTTGACACTTGTACAGGTGACACTAGAATCGGTAATACACATGCTACTGTATTCTTACTTGCTGAACAGTATGGATCAACTCCTGCTGCTCATAGTTTAACAGATACAGTTTACACATATACTCATGATCCTCAAACCAAGCAAACTGGAGGACCAATAACTTCTCTTGCTGGTGGAATTATAGCTACCACATCTAGTATAACTCTTAGTGGATATGCTACGATTGGAACTACTGCTGAATTCCCATTCCAAGTTGGTGATTTATGTGCTATCTACAAGCAAGGTCAGATTGAGATCATTCAGATTACTGCTACTCCATCAGTTCAAGGTAGTGCTGGTTCTTATATTTGGTCTGTTCCAACTACTAATAATACCACATATCCTAACGGTGGTCGTGGAACTACTGCTAATAAAGTAGAAGGTACAGTAGCACAGGTATGGACTACTGGATCTAATTTCGTTAAACTTAATAAGAGTACTACAACAACTACATTACTCAAGGCCCTTGCTGCTACTAGAGCACAGAGGGTAACTGATGGATTGAAGGCAAGAACTCCTAATACTCTTGATAATAGACTTGAGGTTCAACTTCAGAATGGTGATATTATTCAACCAAAAGTTGATTACTTACAACTTGTAAGAATTAATGAAGAGTGGTTTGATGTTGATTCTGTTGATGGTGCTCTTGATGCAGCATTCGCTGTTAAATTGAGTAAGCAAGTTAGAATTCCTAATACGATTGGAACTACACCAGTTAATCTATACAATGGTGGTAAGACAACTGTTAATGATGATTTTGTTATCAACGGTGGTGTCTTTAGAATGTATGGTTCTGATAGTAAATCTATTGTTGCTACTATTGCAAACGATGAAGGTCACGTTGGTGATGGATCACTTACTGATGAGGTTACAGGTCAACAGGGTCTAACAGTTCATGGTAAGGGTACATTCTATGGTGATTTACAGGTAAGAGATCGTGATTGTACTACAAATGGTACATGTTCTGATGAAGATGTATTCAAGGTATATAAAGAGACAGGTAATACTGATATAGGTCAGAAGTTCTATCAGAAGGGTATACTTTCTGAGAATGAATCTGCATCTACTACATTATTCCATATTGATAATTTAGGATCTGCTGGTACTGGTGGTACTGCTGGTGCTAAGGACTTTAGGATCTATCAGAACAACGCTATTGATTCATTCGGTATTGAGAAATACTGGACAGGAAATGGTGGTAGAAGACATACATATGTTGAGTTTGATGCTGCAACAGGTATTGGACAACAACAAACTAATCCATTACAAGTTAATAATAATTATCTTATTAATACTAGTTCTGGAAGTAACATGGTTCTATACCTACCAGACAATGCACAAACAGGTGACATGATTAGACTTACTGAACTTAGTGGTAATCTAACATATAATACAAGTTTGATTATTAGAGCTAAGAAAGTAAGTGGTGTTGCAGTTGCTATTCAAGGTGATACAGCAGGTTCCAAACTTGACGCTGGATCTGGTCAAGCATTGGGTGCTGCATGGGATTCTGGTGAACTTGTTATTCAGACACGTAATGCTTCGTTTGGTCTTGTATATGCAGGATCAGTTGATATTGAAGGATCAGTTAATGCACAAACAATTCCACCTGGACTTAGAGGTTGGTGGTTAATGGAGCTGTAAGACATGTCAATTTACTACGATCAAATTAAAAGCATGAGAGTTGCCAAGATTGGTACAATCATGCCTTGGGGTGGAGATGGAAACGAAGGGTTTCTTGTTTCTAATGTTCCTAGAGGATGGATTGTTTGTAAAGGTCAAACTGTTGATGCTAAAGATTATCCTTTATTAGCATCAGTAGTTGGTGATACTTACAGTACTACTGCAACTATGTCGGATTCTAGTGGAAATCATTATGTATTTCCTTATGTTGATACTCCTGCAACATTTACTATACCTAACATCTCAAATAAAGCGATGGTGGATTTAGAAAATGCTCACTTAAATGAAAGTAAGTATCAGTATGGACAGACTAATCCCAAATCAAAAGTCGTTGATAGTGCTGGTACTAAGATTGATGATTTAATTAAGCTTGGTACTGGTCGTAATGTTACCAATTACCAGAATAACACAAAGACTACATGGCAAGCAACAGCTGATATTGATTTTACATTAAACTTATCTGGAAATTTATACTTTAAGTTTTCAAATATGATTCTACAGGCTCCTGATTTTATTGAGACCATTTATACTCTTCCACGTAAGTTAGGTGTTAGTCATACACCACCACATAGTCATAGTGATAGTATACCAACTGCTAAATCAAATTATTCTGGTGCTCAGATGTTTAGAACTGATGGTGGTGTCAATCAAATGGGATCAACTTCTCTTGGTATTTGTAATACTAATATTGAACCTATTTCTTGTGAATTTAAGGACGCTAACCCAACGTCATGGAGAAATGGTTCATCAAAACTTACATACTTTGGTGATTCTAACTATGAACATACATTACCAATAATGAATGGTCCAATGGAGTTTGTTCAGGATAGCACTGGTAATAATTATTGGTCTACTGTACCAGCTACTGATTGGAGAGCTGCAGGTGCTAATAATACAAACAGAAAGGCAGGACCGAAAGCAGAAAATCAAACACAGAGTGTTATGGGAAGAGGTGCGACATCTACCATAGCTAACTCAATGCCACAGAAGAGTCATAAAACTCCAGCACATACTGGTATGTTCCCTAGACCAACTGTTTATCAAAATAGACCTAATTTCTATGGGTATGTTCGTAATGGACAAACAGCAGTTACAAGAAGTGGTATATCTAATCATCCAGAGGATATGACACCATTTGATGTTGATGGTTGTACTCTTACAGAAAATAGTAAAGAGATATTATTACCAGTTGGTACAGATCTTGGTAGAATATATTCTGCTGGTACTGCTGGAACTCCTAGTTATGTTTCATGGACACAATATGATGCTATTACACCAACAATGTATGTTGTTGATTATACTGGTGATAATAATGACTCTAAGTATAGATATCTTACAGAGGGTACACAGGTTGATACGGTGGTTAAAGAAGCTAATGGACAGTGGAAAGTTAAGTTGATTCAACAGATGAAAGGTGATGAAGGTTCTGGATGGGGTACTGTTGCTAATAGAAAGTTACGTTTTAGAAATGGTACGTGGGCTGCACATTTGAATCATATGATGGTTGATCCAAATGATGATGCTTTTCAATCACATGATCATGGTAGTTTTGAAATTGCTCAAGGTATAGGATCAATGGCAGGACCACCATCACACACTGCTGATAATGGAGATGCTTCTTCTTTAACACCAGATAGTCTTGAAAATGCTCTAAATATTGATTGTGATACCAGTCAACCTTCGTTAACACTTACGTTCATTATTAAGGCATACTAATGGCAGTATTATATTCTAAAGAAAAATCTAAGTATGGTAGTTTGACAGGTCAGATAATTATTTGGCCAGTTAATTATAGTGGAGTACCTGATAGTACTACAAATACAAAGAGTCTACCAGCAGGTTATTTAAAATGTGATGGTGCTAAGTATTATGCAGAAGATTATCCACAACTCGCCTCTATATGTGGAACAGGATCTAACTGTAAATTTATAAGAACTAATATTGATGGTACTAATATTGATAATGTACAAGACTCACAGTTTATGGTTCCAGATCTAGGTTCTAAATATCCTGAACCAACTTCAGGTGCTAATGCTGGTAGTTATAATTCTATTAGAGTAACAAATAAGGCTGGCAATGAAGTTAGTAGATCTGGTATAGGTATTGAATGTGAGGCTGCTATTGGAACTACAGTACAACTAACATATTCTGGCACAATTACTATTCCTAGTCAAGAAATTCCTGTTAGAGGAAGGCCTTCATGGACTTATGCAGGTACTACACACCGTGTAGATAATGAAGGTGTAGATGAAACTGCAATACATCCACATGCTCATTTATCTAATACTACTCTTGCCAGAAATTATGGTATGTTTCCAGAAACAACAGATAATGATTTACCTATGATGAATACTAATACTGGTAGAAAAAATGGTTCAACTGTTGATTTGCAGGAGTGGTTAGAGGCTACTAGATACAGTGGTGATAGTGATGCAACATCTGCTGGTAGTGGACAGAAACCTTGTTTACTGTTAGATCCTTGGGATCCAAACTTCGGTACAGGTCAAGCAGGTAGTCCAGTCTATCTTGGAACTGGATCAAGGACTGGTTATTCTGGTGGATGTATAGGTCACCAAGATCCTCAGCAATTTAGTCCTTATAGGAAAGGTAGTGGATCTGGTTTTGAGTTTGGTTGTTTATCCAATCAAACTTGGACTTATGATAGACAACAAGGTAAAGGAACTCCTGCTAGTGATACTCCTCAATATATTACTAAGTCAGTATGGTTCTGTTTTACTCTTGGTAGTGGAGGTACTAGTCTAGATAGTAACGGGGTTGTTCCCGTAACATATGCAGTAGGTGAAGCTGATATTCCTGAAGATTGGACGGGTGCTTCTTTAGCTGATACGGGATACATTGCAAATGCTAGTAGTAGAACAGCTGTTGTTCCATTACAATCAAATGAACAAGTTCAAGAAGATAGAGCAATTGTTGATGTTGATAATGAAATATATGATACCAATAATCTTCCTACAACTGCTGGTGTTGATGTTACCACTCACAATCATCGTATTGATATACAGAAGGGTACTCATTCATATAAGGTAAAAACAAATGCCATAACTATTGCACCAGATAATTTATCTACAACAATGACAATAGGAGAAGATTCTTCTGCTTCTATTGATTCAGCAACATCTCCATTCATTGTAATGGAATATTTAATTAAGATATAATACCAATGACACAAGGATATAGAAATACTAGAACTGGTTATATGACGGATATGTTAGGGGATACTTCTCCTATAGGATCCATTGTACCTAATTTTAAATCTTCTACTGGATCTTATGATCATAACTTTGTTAAGTCAACTGCTTCTAATTTTCCTATTCATGCTGAAACTATAGGTACTGCGTATCTAAATGGTGATGATCCAGCATATACACATTTTGGATACCTGTATTGTGATGGTACAGAATATAATATTACAGATTATCCAGCATTATATGAGATAATTGGTAATGATTATGGTGGTACTGCTAGTGCTGGTATTGATGTATTGAGTGTGGGAACAAATTATCTTGCAACTGATACTATTACTGTATCTGCCCCACCAACAGGAGGAATACAGATTGTTGCTGAAATTGGTGCTATTAACAATAATGGTGGAATAACTTGGATTAAAGTATCTAATGCTGGAGCAGGATATACTTCTGCACCAACAGTAACAGTTACTTCTTCAACTGGTTCTGGTGCTGCTTTTCAAGCAAGAGTAGATCCAACTGGAGGAAATCTGGAGGGAGTATCCAGAAGTAATATTAATCGCCTTATGGGTGAGCAGAATTTAGGAACATTTAAAGTTCCTGATACTATTACCAAGAAGATAGTGGGAAATGGTCCTGTATATGGATCTAATAGTCCTAATATTGGAAATTCCACTATGGGTTCTGGTACTACTGGAGGTAAGTGGTTTATAGATCAATCTGCTCAAGATCAATATTTCTCTCTTGGTTCAATTAAAACTAGTGGATATGAAAATGTAGTTGAAACTACTGAGTGTAACATTATTGGGTCTCAGACAGTTACAATAACAATGAGAGAGACTAAGTTACCTGGTGTTCCTGGTCACAATCATTATGTTCAAAGAGCAGTTCCTGGTTCTAATAATATTATTTCTGAGTATAGTGGAGATAGATATCTTTCTGCTTATCGTCCAGATACAGGTAAACTTCAGAGATTTATTCCCTATAGTGGTGAGGTTCTCACTCATAGGCATGGTCTTTTAAGATCACCAATGGCTGATAATAAAGTAGCAACCTATGATGTTTTTGATTATAAAGGTGGTGATGGTGGTTCTGGATCAACTCAAAACCCTTATACTAGTATGACTGCTAGTGCAGTAAGCACTGCTAATGATACTATCACAATGACAGATCATGGTCTTACAACTGCCACTAGGATAAAGTATCTAAGTGCTACTACTCCTATTGGTGGATTAACAGTTGGAACTGATTATTATGCTGTTAAGGTTGATGTTAATACGATTAAATTGGCTACTACTGCTGCTAATGCATCAGCAGTGCCAGCAATAGTTATTAGTTTAACCTCAGCAGGACAAGCAAACAAGTTTGAATGGGAAACAGAATATCAGTATCAGAAATATCTTGCTTCTGGATCTACTTCTGCTGGTAATACTGTTCTCATCACTGCTATTCCATCTCCAATATTTAAGATATTTACTTCTGTTGATGATATTGGTGGACGTGAAAAGGTGGGTGGTGGTATCCCACAGTATGATTACTCACAAGTATTAGTTGATAGTTCTACTGAACTTGCTAGTGGATCAGGATCATTTGGTGGTATTACTGGTACTCCTGATGTTTTAATATGGAAAATGTCTGGTGGTGGAGGATCTGGTGCTGCTGGAACTACTGGTGGAAATAATGGTGGAGATAGTTGGTTAAAGATTGGACCTGCTGGTAGTGAAGTTATTAATATTACAGCACAAGGTGGACGTGGAGGTAATCCATCAACAGTTAATGGTACTGTTGCTGGAGTTGCTACTGCTGCTGCTACTTTTACTAGTAGTGGAAGTGAAACAATTGGTGGTAGTGCTGGTTCTGTTGGTGGTGCTGGTACTGGTGGTAAGGTAATGGTATCAGATTCAGCAACTGATCCTGGTGGCGGTGGTACAAATGGTAGTGGTGGATTAACAATTAGTAGTGTTGTTTATGGTGGAGGAACTGTTGGTGTTAGGGGAAGAATAACTATTGGTGGTAATATTACTGAGACTCTTGGTATTAGTAATCCAACAGGAACATTTAATATTAGTACTATTAGTGGTATTCCTAATTCAGTTAAGTTTACATTGAAAGCTCCTAGAGGTGCTGATTCATCTCTTGATACTTACGTTGGTCAGAATCAGCTTCCAGGTAGAGGTGCTTACATGGAAGTTTGGCTTAATCAAACTGAATTAGATAATTTTACTACTCGTGCTTGGTCAGTTAAAATTGGAACTCATTCTTCTAGTAGAAATGGTGGAACGGGACCATTAACTGGACAAGAAGGTGGATATGGTGGAGCTGGATATAGTGGAGCACATGGAGGTGGAGGTGGATCTTCTGTTCTTCTTTATAGGGATACTCAACTAATCGCTGGAGCTGGAGGAGGCGGTGGTGCTGGTGCAGATGGATATGATGGTGGTGATGGAATGTCAGGTGGTACTAATAGTGGTAATGCTGCTGGACAAACTGGTGGTGGATTGAGAAAAGTTCAAGGATCTACTGCTCTTAGTTTTGGTTCTGGTGGTACTGGTGGTGGTTATGGATGCCGTGGTGGTGGCGGTGGAGGTGGAGGTGCAGGATGTGCCGAAGTAGGATTCTCTGGATTTGGAGGAGGTGGTGCAGGTGGTGACCCTGGATCTGGTGGTCATGACGGTGGTGATGGTGGTACGCAAGGACCATCTGCATATAGATCATTATATTTCTATGATGAGACCTCAGGAAACCCACCACAATTTACTGATCATGGTGATACTAATGGTGATATTAAAATGGATGTTGATTGGGATGGATCTTATTGGACTGCTCCTGGTGGAGGAGGTGGTGGTGGTGCTCACTGTGTTGGTAATATAGATTGGAGTCAGTTGGGAAATCCTTCTGGATTTACCTATGGTATTGGTGGTGCTGCTAGTGGTGTGTCACAAGCAGGAAATAATACTTCTGGACAAACTGGTAATGCTGCTACTGGATATATGCAATTAGCTGTTGGAACTATTACTGGATACACTGGAGGAAATGTAACTATATCTACAGGTGATGTTATAGAATCTGCATCACAGAGTGCAACAGTATGGGATGTTGATTTATTTGCTGGTGGTGCAGGTACTGGAGTAGCAGGGTTTAAATTACCAACAACTCAAGTTCCTACATTGGTATTCAGAGGTGGTGGACTTGGTGATCCACCAGTTTCTCCACAAGTACATGCAACAGGAACTATTCAAATATCAAATGAAAAGGTAGGTGGTGTTACTCTTAGTACTGGTGGATATAAGTATAGCAAAATACCATATGTTTATATTTTAAATGGTGTTGGTACAAAGAATAAGGTTACTGCTCAAATTGATTCTGTTGGTGAAACTGTAACAGCATTGACATTTGATACTGCATTAGCAGAAAAACCTGTAAGGTATTTGAAATTTGGTGGAACTCAGTCTGCTACACGTTTTGCTATAACAGTACCACTTGATACAAGTAATGCTGAGTTTTTCTCAATTAAGGCCGCTAGAGGTAATGGTATAAATGGTGGTGATGTCCCTGAGGAAAATCTACTAGTAGAATTTCAATTGGCAGGTACAACAACATGGACTTTGATTGATACTATTATAAATCCAAATTCAGCAAGAACTGATCCTTTGATTGGTAATGTTCCCAAGGTAACACAAGGTGATGCAACATGGGATGGAGGTTCTGGTGATACTCAGTGGTATACTTATTCAGTAGGACTTACTTCACAGATGCGTGGACCAGGTACAAAATTTAGATTGAGACAAGTACGAGCAGTTGCTGGTGGTGATAATGCTGGTGAAACAGATCATTATGGAATATGTGAGATTACATTATACAATCAAGAAACATCAACATTCACATTTGTACCAGATCCAGGTGCTATTTCTAAACCATTAGTTGATTCATTGGAGTATACTCTTCATGGTCAGAGTGGTAATGCTTATACATATACTTCTGGTCTTGGTTGTGGAGATGCTACAATGACATTGAAGTCAACAACTAAAATTGAACCGTTAGCAACAATTGATCCTGATTATGCGATACCATTGACTCATCCATATCAGCATTGTAAATACTTAATTAAAGCTTTCTAAATATAAAAGGAGATACCAGTAATAAAATGGCAAATGTACAAATACAATTGGATGTCATAAATCAGGAAATATCTTATAATGATATCCCTAAGGCCATCCCAAATTCTCACTGGACTGATACTCTAGTTCCTTTAATGTATCCTACATGGGATACCGATAAGGATAAACTTATATTGTTTAGATGGTTTGATAATGATACATATCTTGCTCAAAGAAGGAAGTATATATTAAATTTCAAGACTAATACGAATGAATGGAAGGATTATGAGATGGAACAGGTTGCTGATGCAACTGCAACTACATTTAAAGATAAGTTAATTGAATCGTGGTATGCTATTGATGCTGTTGAGAACTTTGATTTTCAAACAGAATTAGCATCAATGTATGCAAAGACTTCAGCAGTGTCACCAACCAGTGTAAGACTTGCTAGAGACTTTTTGTTAGATGAGTGTGATTGGACACAATTATCTGATTGTCAGTTGAGTGCTGATGATAAAGCATTGTGGGTAACATACAGACAGAAGTTGAGAGATTTAACAACAGATGCTAATTTCAATACTGCTGCTACTGAGGTTAAGTTTCCAATTTCACCCAACTTCTATAATAAGATTCATAAGGTAGAGAATCCTAGTGATGCATACTTAGCAACTGATACACAGTGGCTTAAGACATCTTCTCATTATCTTAGATTGTTTAACGAGAAGATAGCACATTATCTTACACTTAAATCAGTAACAGAGAATCATTATTTTGATCGCTTGCTTATTGAATATAATAAGATGAAGCAAGATACTGTTCCACCAGCACTTACATCTGAAGTAGTGCAAGAGAAGAAGGATTGGTTAGAGAAAGTTATTAAAGTAGCACAAGATGAGATAGATGCATCATGATTATACAAGGAACAGACCTATCAATATTTGATTTGATGTCCTATTATGCTAATAGGAATCAAACTTCATTGGTGTATTTTAATCTAGACAAATATAATAGTTTAGATGCAACTAAGAAAGCAACAGTTACAACATACTATGAAGGAATTGCTGATGATTATGTGATGGATATAATTAAACAAGGTGGAATATATAATGTTCTTAAGTTTGCTGATGAAAATACTGCATCTGTGAATGCTGGTGCTTGGTTCCCTAAAGAATCAGACTGTCCTGACGCAGATCATTTCATCAATGCTTATGTCGTTGACACTTGGGGTGATATATCATGGCAGAATTTCCCTAAATCCTCGTAATACCCATGCCAGTTTAAGAACTGTCACAAGCCCCCTATACAGGGGGTTTTTTAATGCTATTATATAAATGTTGAGGGAT